TTCGCTCATCCAGGATGCGTCGGCGACGGACGTGCAGGTCCCGTTGGATCAGTGGTTCAATCAGACCTTTGTCATCCGGCCGGGCGAAATGAGCAAGGCGTATGGCGACTTGGTCAATCTCTTCCTTGCGCCGCGAATGAAGAAGATCGCCGAGGGCATCGATCGTGCTCTGCTCGGCCGTGTTCACGCTTTTCTCGGCGGCCCCGAGGATCGCGCGGGCGTTCTGGCCGGGATGGATGCCGACAATGCTTATGAAACGATGGTTGAGGCCGACAAGATCCTCAACAACAATAAGGCTCCGGTCGATGGTCGCAGTCTGATTCTGTGTGCCGATGCCAAGTCGAAGATGCTCCTGTGCGATAAGTTCGTCAAGGCGTCGGAGCGTGGCGACGGCGGCACGGCTCTGTCGACGGCCAAGCTTGGGCACATTCTCGGGTTCGATACTTACATGGCTCAGAATGTGAACCATCTGCATACTGGTGCGGATATTGCTCTGGATGCTACGACTTCGGCGTATGCCGCCGAGTACGAGAGCACGATCGCCGCTGCGGATTGCGGTGTTCTCCAGGGCGAGTATTGCAATATCGCCGGCAACGATCAGCCGACGTGGGCGACTGCGGTGTCGGGCGACGGTACCGATACGATCACGCTTAATGAGGCATTGAAGTATGCCACGGAGAGTGGCGCTGTTGTGACTCGGTACAAGGCGTGTGCCGTCGACGCCAGTGCTCAGACGGACACGACCTATGTTCTCGGCTACTCGGAGGCCATCACGGTCGACGGATACACCGCGAACAAGGGTCCGCAGGTTGGTCAATTGCTGTCGTTTGGTAACACGACTGCCACTCGGCACGATTACACGGTGATCGAGGTTGAGGCCATCAACACGACTTCGTGCAAGGTGTGGCTGGATCGGCCGCTGACGGCTGCGGTCGCCAATGATGCTGCGGCGTATCCGGGCCCCTACGGCTCGTTCAACCCGGCTCTGTGCCGCAACGCTCTGGCGTTGGTTACTCGGCCGCTCGCGCCGCAGAACGGTGCCGGTATGCTGACTGCTGTGCAGGATGCCTATGGCGTTGGCGTCCGCATTGCGATGCAGGACGTTATCAATGTTGGCCGCGTCGTGAGTGTCGACGTGTTGGCCGGTGTTGCGGTTCTCGACGAGGATCAGTGCGTCGTGGTCCTTGGCTAAGTAAGTGGGCAGGCGGGCCGCCCGCCCGCTTCTGGGCGGGCGGCAAGTCTTTTCTTCCGGGGAGCCGTAATGGACTGGGACGTTCTTTGTTCAGTTTTGCGCACATGGGGACCAATAGGCGGCGTGTTGATCGCCTTGTTGGTGTTTTTCATGTGGAAGGACTGGTGGCGTGAACGGAAGCTGCAACAGCGGGTGGAAGTGCTCGAACGAGAGCAGCGAGATGTGATTCTTCCACTTGTACAGCAGTGTGCAACGGTCATCACTCAAAACACCGTTGTGATGCAGCGGCTGGAGCGTGCGCTTGACCAAAAGAATCAGGCGCTGTCCATCTTGGAGCGGATGATCGATAAGGCTGAGTAGATGTACCAAGACCGCCATATTCGCACCGCGTTGTACATGCTGAAGCGACAGTATGGCGGCCCGTTGTCAGTCCATAAGCAGCTTGATTCAGTCGTCACTTTTGAGACTGGGCAGGTCACGGTAACGGCAACTGCCTACCATGTGAAGCGGGCTGTGATTCTTCCAACGGTTTGGAAGAGAGTGAAGTCTCCGGCGGCACCGAGTCCTGTTGGGAGTCGTGACGTTGGATTGAAGTCGTTCATTGTCGATCGTGCTGACATACCGGGGGTAGTTTTGACCCAGAACGATTGGGTGGTCTACGGCGGGTGGCGGTATCAGATCGAGGAGATAGATGCGTCAGAGTTTGACGCGGGGTGGCTCATTACGGCGCGATTGGTGGTAGGCAGTACGTCAGATAACACTGTCGTTGTTGCTGCCAATGCCAATGTGTCTCCTGCGGCAGGGGCGGATTCGGAATGAGAGATGCGTGGCCGCGTTGGGTAGCTGGCTCGATTGCCAAGGAATTATCGGCATTGGCGGCTGAGTTGGGGCTGCCCGTGCTCGTCAATTTTACGAGCGACCGAACAGACGCATTCTCGCAGGCGGCCGACACTGTTGAGATCCGAATCACCGGCCCGTTTGTGCAGAGGTTAAGCCACGAGTATTGGCGGGCGGACGTGGACGTCAGTGTTCTACTGACGTGCCGCCACGGTGGAACGAGAGACGCTTACCGGATCAATAGGTTCGCTGGCGCTTTTCAAGAGGCTATGAGCGAACCTATTGCCATTTGGAACTGTGGGCGTGAGGCAGGAGATTACGTGGCAGGGTCGCCGAGCACGCTGGTGCATTTGGGGTGTCTTGTGCCCCGGCGTGAGGTAGCGGTAAAGACTGTGAATTTTGGGCAGGTCCATCCGGTCGATCGCGTTGAGCAAGTAGAAATCAACGCTAAGTATCGGATGGAGGTAGTGGCTTCGTAGAAGGGGCAACAATGAATCGGATTGATTTGCGGTATTCACCGATTTACATCAAGGATGGACTTGCGGGCACGGCAGCGAGTAACAAGAAGACAAACGAAAAGCAGACGATTACGCTGACGACGGCTACTGGTGGCACGTACACCGTGACGTATGACAGCGTGGCGAGCGGGGACATCCCGTACAACCTCACACCTGCCCAGTTGCAGTCCGTGCTTGAGGCGATTACTACGATTGGCGAGAACAACGTGAGCGTGACTGGCACGGCTGGCGTGTCTTACGTTGTCGAGTTCATCGGGGCTCTTGCGGGTACCAGCCTCGAACTGATGGTTATCGACGATACCGATATCACTGGGTCTGGTACGCCCTCCGTGGATATCGCTGAGACGACCGATGGCGGGGTCGGTGCTGCGCCGGCTCAGGGGGATACGACACTCGATCTGTCTAGCGTTGTGCTGAACAGTACCGACACGGATCTGGTGCCGGTCGGTGCGCGGTTCACGATTGCAGGCGAGACTGTGGCCACCACGGTTCACACCGTCACGGCTCGTACTCCTGCTTCGACAAGTCCGACTACCCAGATTACGTTCACGCCGGCTCTCGGCGCTGGGACGTACTCGTCGGGGGCGGTCGTTACCTTTG